TTACGCGCGCCGGGCGGAGATCAAGCGGCTGTTGGCGGCGGAGGTTGAGCCGGATGGCTGACGAGCGCCGCTTCGTCCTGTACCGCGCCGAACCCAGCTATGTGCAGGGCGTGATCAACGGCCTCATTGACCACTTGCGCGAGCGATACCGGGCCCTGGGCGAGAACCAGCAGGTGGAGGTGGTCGTGCGGCCCCGGAAGCGGGACCGCAGCCTCGCGCAGAATAATTTGGCTCATAAGTGGTTCCAGGAGATCGCCAACCACGTGGAGGCGCACTGGGGGCAGCGTTACCCGGCGGAGGCGTGGAAGGAGTGGCTCAAGATTCAGTATCTGGGCCAGGAAGTTCACACCATGCCGGACGGGAAGGTCATCGCGTATACCCGCCACACAAGGGATCTAAGCGTGGAGGAGTTTACGCATTTCCTTGAGCAAGTGGATGCTTGGGTGGCGCAAGAGCTGGGCTGCCAGCTAACGCACCCCGAGGATTTATATGCCGAGGCGATGGGGAGGGGGCGCGATGCCGCCTAGGGTTCTCGACCTGTTCGCAGGCATTGGGGGGTTCAGCCTCGGCCTGGAGCGGGCCGGCTTCGAGACCGTCGCCTTCTGCGAGGCCAACGACTGGCGCCGTCGTAACGCCCTCCAGCGTCACTGGCCGGACGTGCCCATCTGGAAGGACATTCGCGATGTCACAAGCCGATCTCTTCGCGCCGTCGGAATCGACCGGATCGACGTCGTCACCGGAGGTTTCCCCTGCCAGCCCTTCTCCGTCGCCGGGCAGCGCCGAGGCACGGACGATGACCGCCACCTCTGGCCGGAAATGGCTCGCGTTATCGAAGAGTGCCGGCCGGCTTGGGTCATTGGAGAGAACACTCCTGGGCTCATCAATCTGGGCCTCGACGGAGTGCTTTCTGACCTGGAAGGCATCGGCTACGCCGCAAGGACGTTCGTTGTTCCTGCTGCGGCCCTCGATGCCCCGCACCGCCGGGACCGCGTCTGGATTGTGGCCAACCGTGACGACCAACCCGCAGGCGCCGAACCTCTCCAGCAACACGAAGCCGGGGAACCGTTCGCTGCAGGAGGCGGCCTTGTGGGCGACGCCAGCCGCCGGGATGCACAACGACGGGGAGAACCCGGAGACCTTCCGGGCCAGGCAGGCGGAACTCCGGGCCAAGGGGATGAACGGCAACGGGGCGGGGACACCGCTGTCTATTCAAGCGAAGGAGTTGGCTGGTCTCTGGCCCCCCCCTGCGGAGCGGGACCATCGGTTCCCGAACTCGTCGGAGAGCCAGCAGCGGATAAACGAGGGGAGCAAGCGGGGTCAGCAGCTACCGAACTTCGTTGCACACACCCATGGGGTAGGGCAGACCAGCTCTGCGGAGGCGACGGCAAGCTCCGGCGCGTTGAACCCGGAGTTCGTCTGCTGGCTCATGGGGTATCCGAAAGGGTGGCTCGGGTGAGCGCTTTCGGGGATGCCGTGGTGCCGCAGATCCCGGAAGTGCTGGGCCGGGCCATTTTGGAAGCGGAGGTGAGCGATGCCGCGTAAGCAGCCGACCAAGGCCGAGAAGGCCCACATGGACCGCGTGGCCCGCCTGGGCTGCATCGTCTGCGGTTGCCCGGCCGAGGTCCACCACATCACAACCGGCGTCGGCATGGGCCAGCGGGCCAGCCACTACGACACCATAAGTTTGTGTGCTCGCCATCACCGCACCGGCGGGCCCGGGGTGGCAATCCACGCTGGCAAACGGACCTGGGAGCAGCGGTTCGGCACTGAACTGGAGCTGCTGGATCGGACCCGAGAACTGCTGGAGGCCGCCGCATGATCGAGCTCTCCCTGCCCTGGCCACCTACCGGGAACAAATACTACAGGCGCCACCAGGGGCGGATCCTGATCAGCCGCGACGGCCGCGCCTACCAGCGCCGGGTTAAGGACGAGGTCATGGTCCAGCGAGTGCCGGCCATCATCGACCAATCTGTCCGACTTGAGGTGGAGATCCTGGCTTTCCCGCCGGACCGCCGGAAGCGCGATCTGGATAACCTAAGCAAGGCAATTCAGGACAGCCTCGAGGCTGCCGGCGTCATCCCCGACGACGAGCAAATCGACGACCTGCGCATCTGCCGTATGGCCAGCGAACGGCCGGGGCGGGTGCAGGTCCATATCAAGCCGCTGGAGGTGAGCGGATAACGCGGGAGGTACGCATGGCTTTAGATATGAAAAACTTGGAAGGCGATGGTGGATCTGTTCAGGCAGAAGGTGGCCTTATTGTTGGCCCACTGTCTGAAAGTACGGTTCCGCTTGGGGCAGGCACCATTAGGCAGCCTAAAGTGTATTTCGAGCCCATGGACGACATCACCGCCTGGGAACTTGCGAAAGCGCAGGGCCCGCTGATCATCCTTGGCCAAGGCCGCATTTACGAGGGTGAGCAGGCGATCAAGCAGCAGCCCGAATCGGTGCGGCGGCACTTTCGGATCGAAGGCTAGGGAGGCGCGCATGGTGGCCGAAGCGGCGGAAGCGACGTTACAGCGCGAGGTGCGGCAGTCCGAGGTCCGTCGGATGCTGGAGCGGGCCTTCGGCCGGGAGGAGCGGTCCGTGCTCAAGACCCAGCAGTTCGACGCGGCGCCGGGCGGCCTGGGCGCCCCCGACCGCGGCTATCACCGAATCGTGGACGCGGCCCTGGCGCGGTCCCGCTGCGGCCGGGTGCTGGACGGCGCGGAGCTGGACGCGGTGATTGCCTACTGGACGGCCCAGGGCATCGCCCAGGAGCGCCAGCAGCAGTACCACCAGCAGGTGGTGGACGAAGGCCGCAGCGACGATCGCCTCCACTTTCGCCCGCTGGGGCAGCGCGAGTACGAGCTGTGGCGCATGAAGGACGAGGCGTGTGTTCGGTTGAATCGGCCGGTCATGGACGCCCTCAACCGCCAGACCGACCCGCCGGCTGACCTGGTGCTCGACCTGGTGCGCGAGTGGGCCGGCCTCATCGACCCCGGCCAGCGGGCGCGCATGGCCGCCGCCTACCGCCGCACCGAGCGCACCACGCGCTACCTCAAGGCCGGACGCCGCAACCGCGGCCAGGTGGGCGTGCAGCAGATCCTCGACGGCTTCCACCACGCCGCCCTGGACCGCCTGGCCGAGCACCTGACCGCCGCCGACATCGACGGGGTTTGACTAAGGTGGTTCCGTGCTGTAAAAGGTGGAAACGAACAATAGGCGAAGTTGCGCTTTAATGGCGATCGAACGGCACAAGCACCTGGCCAGCGACTACTTCGTCTACGCCCTGCTTGCCGATGGGGACGACGGATCAGGCCGCATCAAGATCGGCTATACCGGCAACCTCCGGCGCCGGCTCAGGCGGATCCAGCGCGAGTTCCCAGGGCAGATTCGGTTAATGGCCATCTTAGGGGCCGGCAACGAGAAGCACCGCGCCAGGAAGCTGGAGGCCGCTTTCCACAAGGAGTTCAAGGGAAGGCGGGCCGAAGGCGAGTGGTTTCGCTTCGACTTTGCCGACGAGGACGACAAGCGGCTTTTCAATGACGGATCGAGCCGGGTCATCTACCGAGTCCTCGGAAGCCGCTCGGCCTGGTGGGCCAAGGTCCCGATCAATCTGCTCGACGCCTGCAACGACAAAGATCGCTGGGATTTCCTGGACAAGGAAACCATCCTGACGATTATCCGAGACGGTAGGCTGCCCAGGCGAATCGCGCGCGAAGAGAGCGTTCCGAAAAGCGCCTGACGCAGCCACGACTGCCACACATCACGAAGCCCGCCCAGCACTCGCTGCGGCGGGCTTTTTGCGTTTCGGCCATGCCCAGTAAGCCGCCTAAGCCTTGCGCCAAGCCCGGTTGTGGCCGGCTGACCACTGGTCGCTTTTGCGAGGCGCACCAGGGCGAGACTGACAGGGCAAAGGACGCCCGGCGCGGTACGGCCGCCGAGCGGGGCTACACCTACCGCTGGGCCAAGGCTCGGCGCACATTCCTCAAGCGCTATCCGCTGTGCGCCGAGTGCCAGCGCCAGGGCAGGGTGACGCCGGCGACGGTGGTGGACCACATCGTTCCCCACCGCGGCGACCAGGCGCTGTTTTGGGATCGGAATAACTGGGCTGCCTTGTGCAAATACCATCATGATCGCAAGACAGCATATGAGGTGAACGAGAGGAAAAAACAAACATGAGCCAAAGGACAAAGACTTGCCCACAATGTGGCAAGCACTTCTCCCACCAGACTCCTGTTGGTCGAAACAAGACTTATTGCTCGGCGGAGTGTAAGAAGCGGCGTCGTTTAGTAGTCAGAAAAGAGGCTTGGGACGACCGGCCTGAGTGCGAAACGCCTGGATGTCAAAAAAAGGTACGCGCGTCATCAAAGGCCAAATGCTCGGCTTGCCATACGCAGGAGCGCAAGCGCAAAGCGGGCGTTTGCCAGGTTCACAAATGCAGCGATCCAGCTTTGAGGAGCAACGGAACGCTGTGTGAGAAGCACTATTACCGTATGCGAAGAACGGGGGCTGTCTACAAACAGCAGCCTGTGTATCGGTATATAACCAACGCAGGCTACATCAAGGTTAAGGATCCCAGCCATCCTCTTGCCGCAAGTGATGGCACCGTGTTTGAACATCGGTACGTCAAGCACAAGGAGCTTGGCGATGGCGACCATCCGTGCTTCTGGTGTGGCTCGTTGGTCGAATGGCAATCGGCAGTGGTCGACCACCTGAACGAGGCAAAGAGCGACAACAGGGCGGAGAACTTGGTATACAGTTGCAACAATTGCAACCGGGCTCGTGGCGCAATGCTGCCGTTGGTTGAGCGCTTGCGGCCAGAGGCTTTGGAAGCGTTTATTGACCAAGTTTGGAGCCATTGGGTGCGGGCAAACGGCTAGTGAGGTTGGGCAGCTTGCCCTTGTAAGCCTTTGATACCGGGGGCCTTGCAAATCCCTATAATGTGGCGCATGTAAACCGCGCGCCTATCCGATTTTTTATGCGGACAGAATTGAGAATTTTTTCCGGACACAACTTTCCCGTCCGGACAAGTCGAGGTGGCGACCAGTGGCCAAAGGGCGCAAACCCACTCCCGATAACGTGAAGTCGCTGCACGGCTCGGCCCGGCGTGATCGGACCAATCCGGCCAAGCCGAAGCCGGCCGACGAGCTTCCTCGGGCCCCGGAGTGGTTGCCGAAGCGCGCGGCCGAGATTTTCGGCCAGCTGACCACCCGTTTCCAGGGCACGAACCTGGCATCGGCGTCCTATACCGAGATCCAGGCCCTCGCCGCCTATCGGCTCTACGAGGTCGAACGCTGCGACGCATTCATCGATCAGCACGGGGAGTTCTTCGAGACCACCAACTCCCAGGGCGACTGGACGCTGAAGCGCAACCCGGCGATCGCGCAGCGCAATGAAGCGTTCCGCCACCTCCATGGGTTGCTGGCCGAATTCGGAGCCAGCCCTGCCTCGGCGCAGAAGGTGGTCACCGAAGGCGGCAGCCAGCAAGAGGACGACCCCTGGGCTCAGATCGGCGGCAAGTAGGCCGTGCCGGAAAAATACCCGCACATTAACGCCGCCAACCGCTACGCGCGAGCGGTGGTCCGGGAGCAGATCCCGGCCTGCCACTGGGTGCGCGCCGCTTGCCAGCGCCACCTGGACGATCTGGACCGGGCCAAGAAAAAAGGCTGGCCCTTTCGATTCGACAAGGACGCCGCCGAACGGGTTTGCCAGATCGTCGAGCTCTTTCCCCACATCAAGGGCAAGTGGGCGGGGACGCCCATCGTGCTCGAGCCCTGGCAGAAGTTTGTGCTTTGCGCCATCTTCGGCTGGGTGCGCAAGGCCGACGGCCTGAGGCGGTTCCAGTTCGTCTACATCGAGGTCCCGCGCAAGAACGCCAAGTCCACACTGAGCGCTGCGGTGGCGCTGGTGATGGCGTTCCTGGATGGGGAGGGCGGCGCCGAGGCTTATTCGGCCGCCACTACCCGCGACCAGGCGCGGATCGTGTTCGAGACCGCCCGGCTGATGGTCAAGCGCAGCCGGCGGTTCCGGGAGCGCTTCGGGGTAGAGGCCCACGCCCACGCCATCAGCCAGGACGACACGGCCTCCAAGTTCGAGCCGCTGTCGGCCGAGGGCTCGACCCTGGACGGCCTGAACGTCCACATGGCCGTGGTTGACGAGCTCCACGCGCACAAAAACCGGTCGGTGTTCGATGCCCTCGACACCGGTATGGGTGCCCGCTCGCAGCCGCTGCTGTGGTCGATCACCACGGCCGGCCACAACCGCGCCGGCATCTGCTACCAGCAGCGGTCCTACGTGACCAAGGTGCTCAACGGTGCCGCCGAGGATGAGACGGTCTTCGGCATCATCTACACCATCGACGAGGGCGACGACCCCTTCAGCGCGGCCACCTGGAAGAAGGCCAACCCCAACTACGGGGTCAGCGTCGACCCGGACGACATGGACCGCTTGGCGCGGCGGGCACGAGAGAACCCGTCGGACCAGGTGGCGTTTCTAACCAAGCGCCTGAACGTTTGGGTCAACGCCAGCCAGGCCTGGATGAACATGGTGGCCTGGGAGGATTGCGGCCAGGAGCCGCTTGCCCTTGAGGACTTCGAGGGTGAGCCCTGCTGGATGGGCCTCGACCTCGCTTCGCGGGTGGACGTGGCGGCGCTTCTGATGGTGTGGCGCCGCGGCGAGCACTACTACGCCCTGGGCCGCTACTACCTGCCCGAGGACGCAGTGGCCGAGCGGTCCCACGAGACCACTGGCCACTACTGGGGATGGGCTCAAGAGGGGCGGCTGACGCTGACCCCGGGCAACGTCATCGACTTCAACGCCATCGAGGATGACATCCGGGAGCTGGCCGGCCGCTTCGACACCCGCGCCATCGCCTACGACCCCTGGCAGGCAACGCAGCTGGCCACCGAATTGCAGGACGAAGGCCTACCCATGGTCGAGGTCCGGGCTTCCACCGGCAACTTCTCCGAGCCGATGAAGGAGTTGGAGGCGCTGGTCAAGGACCGGCGCTTCGAGCACGGCGGTTGCCCGGTGCTGGAGTGGATGGTGTCCAACGTCGTGGCGCACTACGACAACAAGGACAACATCTACCCGCGCAAGGAGACCCCGGAAAACAAAATCGACGGGGTCGTGGCGCTGATCATGGCGCTGGGCCGGGCCTTATCTGACACCGGCGGCCCGTCTTCCGTCTACGAAGAGCGCGGCTTGCGCCGCCTTTAACCGCCACCGACCAGGGAGGCCCCGGGCAACCGGGGCCTTTTTTATGCCCATGCAGAAGCCGAGCGCGCAACAGATCCGGGGCCTGGTGGTGGATGGTTTGTTCCTGGCCGGGCTTGGCCTCTACGGCTGGGGGCTTTGGCGGTGGGTTCCGGAGGCCGCCCCGGCCCTGCTCGGGGGTTCCCTGGTGATCCTGGCCGGCGCCCTGCACGTCATCGGCTCCCGGAGCGCGTAATGCTGCTCGACCTTCTGACTGGCCGCCGCGCCCGTTCCGACATCTCCACCAGCCACGAGCTGATGGAGCACCTGACCGGCGGCCAGCCAACCCAGGCCGGGGTGAACGTGAACCCCGACACGGCCATGCGGGCCTCGGCTGTGTACTCCGCCATCCGGGTCCTGGCTGAGGGGGTGGCGCAGCTGCCGCTGGTGGTCTACCGGCGTCGGGCCGACGGTGGCCGGGAGCGGGCAAACCAGCACTGGCTGTTCGAGCTTCTGCACGACCGCCCGAACCAGTGGCAAACCAGCTTCGAGTGGCGCGAGATGCTGATGGGCCATGTGGCCCTGCGCGGCAACCACTATAGCTGGAAGAACCTGGTGGACCGCGGCCGGCAAGTGCGGGAGCTGGTGCCACTGCACCCGGACCGGATGGAGGTGGAGCAGCTCGACGACTTCTCGCTGCGCTACCACTACACCACCCCGGACGGTCGCAGCCGGACGTTCGGCCAGGACGAGATCCTGCACATTCGCGGGCTGAGCGATAACGGCGTGGTGGGCATGAACCCCATCGCCTACCAGCGCGAGTCCATCGGCCACTACCTGGCGGCCGAGCGCCACGGCGCCAGCTTCTTCGGCAACGGGGCGTTCCCCGGGGCGGCTTTCAAGCACCCTGGCCAGTTGTCGCCCCAGGCGCACGAGAACCTCAAGCGGGATCTGCAGGAGGACTACGGCGGCGGCAACTCCGGAAAGCCCATCCTGCTAGAGGAAGGCATGGATTGGCAGCAGCTGTCGGTCTCCAACGAGGACAGCCAGTTCCTGGAGACCTACAAGCACAAGCGCACCGAGATCGCCGCCATCTTCCGGGTTCCGCCGCACATGATCGGCGACCTGGAGCGGGCCACCTTCTCCAACATCGAGCAGCAGTCGCTGGACTTTGTGGTCTACACGCTCATGCCGTGGCTGAGGCGCATCGAGCAGGCCATCCTCCGCGACCTTGTGCCGGACAATCAGCGCGCCAGCCTCTACGCCGAACACCTGGTGGAGGGCCTGCTGCGCGGCGACATGGCCGCCCGCAAGGACTTCTACGCGAGCGCCATCAACTGGGGCTGGATGTCGCCGAACGAGGTCCGGGAGAAGGAGAACATGAACCCGCGCGACGGCGGGGACGAGTACATGATCCCGGGCAACGTCAACGTGCAGGACGAGAACGGCAATCCGGTCGCGCCCGGAGGCAACGATGCCGCTACCTAGCCCGGACCCCAACGAGGGCCACGACGATTTCATTGAGCGCTGCATGGGCGACGACACCATGCAGGAAGAGTATCCGGACGGCGAGCAGCGCGAAGCCGTCTGCGAGGCACAGTGGGAGCGAAGCATGAACCGCAGCCGCGCCAAGGCCTTCCGGGCCCGTACCGGCCGGGGCTACTACCGCATGAAGGCCCTGTCCGAGGACACCACCGAGGTCCTGGTCTACGACGTGATCGACTGGCTCGGCGTGTCGGCCGAGGACTTCGTGGCCGAGCTGAACGCCATTGACACCCCGAACATCAACCTGCGGATCAACAGTCCCGGCGGCGATGTCTTCGACGGGGTGGCCATCGCCCAGGCGCTGCGCCAGCACCCGGCCAAGGTCCACACCCAGGTGGACGGCCTGGCGGCCTCCATTGCCTCGGTGATCGCCCTCGCCGGTGACACGGTGACCATGGCCAAGGGCGCGTTCTTCATGATCCACCAGCCCTGGTCCATCGCCCTGGGCAACGCCAAGGATATGCGGGACACCGCCGATCTGCTGGACAAGATCAGCGGCAGCCTGGTGGCAACCTACCAGGATGCTACCGGCCTGGAGGCCGAGACACTGCGCGAGTGGATGGACGCCGAGACCTGGATGACCGACCAGGAGGCGGTGGCCAACGGGTTCGCCGGCCAGATCGCCGGCGAGGAGGCCGAGCCCCAGGCCGGTTTCGACCTGTCCATCTTCGCCAACGCACCGAACGAGCTCACCGAGGGCGCCCCGCGCGACGCCGGGCAGCCCACGGAGAGCGACCTGGAGCGGGCCCTGCGCGACGCCGGGCTCTCTCGCACCGCTGCCCGGGCCTTCGTGGCCGAGGGCAAAGGCGCTCTGGATAACCCGCGCGACGCGGGTTCCGAGGGCAAATCCGAAATTGCCGCGCTACTGCGCGAACGAATTACCCATTAAGGAGAGCCAATCATGGCCATCCGAAGCGATGTGCTAGAGGGCCTTCTGGCCCTGCGCAGCGAGGTGCCCGCCGGCGTCGCCTTCCGGGCGGAAGCGGGCGAGCCCTCGAACAAGGAGATCAAGGATCTCGTCGAGCAGGGCAACAAGGCCTACCACGAGTTCAAGCAGCAGGCCGAGAAGCGGCTCGAGGAGCTGGAGAAGAACGGCGTGGTTTCCGCGGAGACCCAGGAGAATCTGGACCGGATCAACAACCACATGGACCAGATCCTCGACGCCATCAGGGAGCAGCAGGACCAGAAGGAGCGGGTGAGCGACCTCGAGGCCCAGCTGAACCGTGGCGGCTTCGGCGGGACCGGTTCGTCCGGCTTCACCGACGAGCAGGTGGCCCGCTTCAACGCCCTGCTGCGCGACCCGGCCGGCGGCGAGCCCGGCGTCAACGCCAAGCAGATGCAGGACTACAAGGCCGCGCTGCTGCAGGCCATGCGCCGTGGCGACAAGGGCATCACCCCCGACGTCCACAACGAGCTTTCCGTCGGTGTCGATCCCAATGGTGGGTACTGGGTGACCCCCGATATGGAGGGCCGGGTGGCCGAGTTCCTGTACGAGACCTCCAACGTCCGCAGCGAGGCCAGCGTGCAGCCCATCAGCACCGGTTCCCTCCAGGGCGACTACGACCTGGACGAGGCCGGCTTCGGCTGGGTGGGCGAGTACGACAGCCGCTCCGAGACCAGCACCCCGGACATCGGCGAGTGGGAGATCTTCGCCCACGAGATGTACGCCGAGCCCCGGGCCACCCAGCAGCTGCTGGACGATGCCGCGGTGGATGTCGAGGCTTGGCTGATCGACAAGCTGCGTCGGCGCTTCCGCCGGGCCGAGGAGTCCGCCTTCGTCACCGGTAACGGCGTGAAGAAGCCACGCGGCTTCCTGGACTACACTATGTCCACCTCGGCGCCCACCGGCTCGGACTTCGAGAAGATCGAGTACGCAGCCACCGGCGCCTCCGGCGATTTCAACGGCACCGACCCGGCCAACATCTTCCTGGAGATCCAGGGCCGGCTGAAGACTGGCTATCGCGGCAACGCGGTGTGGGCCATGAATCGGACCACCATGGCCGAGGCCCGCAAGCTCCAGGACGGCCAGGGTGCCTACCTACTGGTGCCGAACTTCGCCAACCCGGGCGAGCAGATGATGCTCGGCCACCCGGTGCGCGAGTGGGACGACATGCCCGACATCGCGGCCGATAGCTTCTCCATCGCCTTCGGCGACTTTCGGGAGGGCTATCAGATCGTGGACCGGACGGGCATGCGCCTGCTGCGTGATCCGTACACCAGCAAGGGCAAGGTGAAGTTCTACGGCACCCGCCGGGTCGGCGGCGGCGTGGTGAACTTCGAGGCGCTCAAGCTGATCAAGTTCGCCAGCTAACGCCGGCGGTAACGGCTGACGGGCCGGCCCACTGAGGCCGGCCCTTCTACTTTCAAGGAGATTGCACCCATGCGCGAGATGGAAAGCTGCGTGGATCTAGTCCACGCCATCGACGCCCAGACCGTGACCTCCGGGGGCGGCGCCGTGAACAGCGGCGACATCGACCGGCAGGGCGCGGAGGGCATGCTGTTCGTTTACAACATCGGTGACAACGGCGGCGACACCCTCAGCGGGAGCAATCATTTCGAGCTGAAGGTGGAGCACGCCGACGACGACGGCACCGGGTCCGCCGGGGCCTACGAGGCCGTGGCCGATGACGACGTCGTGCTCGACACCGGCCTGGCCGCGGTCCAGGCGCCCGATGCCAGCGGCATCATCATCGACATCGACGACGCGGCCGAGGATCAGGCCTCCTACAAGTTCGCCTATAAGGGCGACCGGCGGTTCGTGAAGGTGACCATCACCCCGCAGGGAACCCTGACCAACGGCAACCCGATGAGCCTTGACTGCGTCAAGCACGACCTGAGCCACCGCACCGCGCAGCGGTAACCGGTAGCCAGGGCAACCCATGAGGCGGGGCCGCGTGCCCCGCCTTTTGTGGAGGACGCCATCATGGCCGAACAAATCAACATCGGCGACAAGGTGGAGATCACCACCGCTTTCCGTTTCGCCGTCGGCGGCATCCGCGTGATCGACATCCCGGAGGGGCAGTACGTGGTCGGCACCGGGGAGGGCGAGTTGCACCCGGACGCCGCCGAGAACGCCCTGATGGAGAGCCGCGGCAAGAAAGCCGCCAAGGGCGGCGCGAAGTCCGGCGCCCAGAAGTCCGGCGGCGGCGAGGCCGAGTAGATGGCCCTCGCCTACCGTGCCGTGCAGACCGCGGCTCCCGCCGTGGAGCCGGTCACCCAGAACGAGGCGAAGAACCATCTGCGGGTGGATACTTCCGCCGACGACAACCTGATTGATGGTCTGATCGCGGCCGCCCGCCAGTGGGTGGAGCACTACACCCGGCGGGCCCTTATTACCCAGACCTGGGAGGCTAGCCTGGACCGCTTCCCGGTCTCCGAGTCGGAGCCGATCGTCCTGCCCAAGACCCCGCTGCTGTCGGTGGGCTCCATCAGCTACCTGGATTTGCAGGGAAGCACCCAGACCTGGGCGGCAAGCAACTACCAGGTGGATTCGGTCAGCGAGCCGGCGCGCATCCTGCCGGTCGAGGCCGCAGATTACCCGAGCGAGCAGGACGACACCCTCAACACCGTGACCATCACCTTCGACGCCGGCTACGGCGACGCCGAGACCGACGTCCCCAGCGCTATCCGCCAGGCCATGCTGCTGCTTATCGGCGAGATGTACGAGCGGCGAGAGCAGGGCAGTCCGCAAGAAATCAACCAGGTCCCCTTCGGCGTGCAGGCGCTGCTGGGGCCTTATCGGGTACTGACGCCATGATCCGCATCCCTGTGGTTGAGCTCTGATGCTGCGTAGGCGCGCACCAAAGACCGGCGAGGCACTGCTTTCGGACGGCACCATTGTCAACCTCGCCGACCTGCTGGCGAACGCCCAGGACGTCTCCCAGGCCCTGAAGGTCATCACGGCCGCCCACGCCAAGATCCATGCCGGCGACGGCTGGAACCTGAACTATGAGGCCGGATCGCTTGGGGATGGCAGCACCGTAAACGTCGCCATCCGCGTCGGCGCGTCCTCCGTGCATCTTCGGCAGTACGCTTTCGCAGCGGCAGCGACGCCATCTTTCGTCCGACTGTACGAAGGGGTGGACATCGACAGTACCGGATCCTCCATCCCGCTGATCAACCGCCACCGCGATTCATCGACCTCCTCGGATGTCACTGCGGTCAATGGCGTGGTGGTTGGGGCTGGCGGCAAGGGCACCTTACTGGAGACCAGCCAGCTAAGCGGCGACAAGAAAGTCGGCGGCAATGCAGACTCCTCGTACGAGGAATGGATACTCGCGCCGAACACTGACTATCTGGTCGAGCTGACCAACAGCTCCGGCGCCGCCAGTGACTACAACACCTTCACCGCATTCTTCTACACCGTGTAAGGCCTGAAAATGCGCGCCGGGACTTTGGATCGCCGAATCACCATCGAGCAGCGCTCGCTGTCCCAGGACGCCTACGGTCAGGAGACCGCGACTTGGTCGACTTGGGCCACGGTCTGGGCGCAAAAGCGTCCCAAGACCGGCCGGGAGTATTTCGAGGCCGCTCAGGAGCGGGCCGAATCCGAGGTGGTCTGGCGCATCCGCCACCGTGATGGGGTGAAGGCCGGGGAGATGCGGGTCAACGATGGCACGCACACCTACGACATCGAATCGGTGATCGAGATGGGGCGCCGCGAGGGCCTGGAGCTGCTTACTAAAGCGGAGATCGAGTGATGGCGGAACGTGCGCACATCGAAGGGGCGGACCAGGTGGCGCGGGTGCTTCGGAGCATGCCTGACGCGATCTCCGAGAACCTGCTCAACCGTGCTTTGCGAGCCGGGGCCAAGGAGATCGAGGAGGCGGCCAAGCACAAGGCTCCGACTTCCGGCGATCCGCACCCCCTGTATGGCTCGCTGCGCGACAACATCCGCATCAGCCGCGTACCCAAGCGCGAGCGCGAGCATCCCGCCGAGCTGCGGGTTCACAACGGCGACGCCTTCTGGGGGCTTTTCCTCGAGTACGGCACCTCGGCCCGGCAGCAGAAGAGCACCGGTCGCGAGACGGGCAGCATGCCCGCTCAGCCCTGGCTGCGTCCCGCCCTGGCGGTGTCGAAGCGCTCCGCCCTGACCAAGATCGGCGAGCGGTTGGTCAAGTCGGTGGAGAAGGAGGCGGCCAAGCTCGCCGGCAAGTTCGGCGCCCTCGGTAAGGCCCGGACCCGGAGGCTGGGTCGGTGAGCCTGGAGACCGAGCTCTACAGCCGCCTCACCGGGTATTCCGATCTGAACGCCAAGGTCGGCTCCCGGGTATATCCCGGTTATCTGACCCAGAACGCGGCGCTGCCGGCGCTTTCCTACCGCCGGGTGTCGGCGGACCGAGAGCACGCCATGGGCTCGGATCCGGAGATGGCGCACGTGGCCATGCAGGTGGACGTCTGGGCTCGGACGTACAAGGAGGCCCGGGAGACGGCCGAGGAGGTGCGCCGGGCCCTTCAGCGCTGGTCCACCTCCACGGTTCAGGACACCTTCATCGACAACGACACGGATCTCTACGAGGACGAGAACGAGATCCACCACGTCGCCATGGACTTCACCATGCACTATGAGGAGCCCGCCTGATGGCCGCACAGATCTACCAGGGGGCAGAGCTGTTCGTGGACGACCTCGACCTCACCGGCGACATCAACACCCTCGGGCTCGACTACGGCGCCGAGACGGTCGAGAACACACGCATGGACGACGACACGCGGGTGGTGGCGGGCTCCCTGCTCACCGTTGGCTTCTCCAATGAGGGGTACTGGCGCGAGCCGGTGGATGATGCCCTGTTCAACGAGACCGGCCAGGCCGATGTCCCGGTGACCATCGCGCCGGAGGGTGATGCCGCTGGGAACCTGGCCTTCTTCTTCCCCGCGTTGCAGACCGAGTACAGTCCCGGCGGATCGGTTGGGGATCAGCTGGCGTTCAGCGTTTCCGGATCGGGCACCGGCAAGCTGGTGCGCGGCCGCATGGCTTTCCCCAAGGCCGCCCGCACCAGCAGCGCCAACTCGGCGGTGCGCAACCTGGGGTCGGTTGGGGCGGACCAGCGGCTGTACGCTTCCCTGCATGTGCTCGCCGCCTCCGGCACCAACCCGACCCTGGACGTGGTGATCAAGGGCGATACCGACACCACTTTCTCGGACGCCGACGAGACCACCCACCTGACCTTCACCCAGGCCACCGGCAAGACCTCGGAGATCATCAGTTCGGCCGGGGCCATCAGCGACACCCACTTCCGCGCGGAAGCGACCATCGGCGGGACCGGCCCGTCGTTTACCTTCCTCGTGGCCATCGGCATCGGCTAAGGAGACCGTCATGGCTGAGCAGATCTTCGACAACGCATTCCTCTCGGTGGACGGCACCGACCTCTCGGACAAGATCCGGTCGGTGACCCTCAGCTACTCGTCGGAGACCAAGGACGACACCGACATGGGCGACGATACCCGTTCGATGGCCGGCGGACTCAAGAACTGGTCCGTGGAGGTGGAGTTCAACCAGGACTTCGCCAGCGGCGAGGTGGACGCGACCCTGTTCTCCAAGGTGGGCTCCAGCTGCGCCCTGGTTCTGCGCCCTGACGCCGCTGCGGTAGGGACCTCCAATCCGGAGTTCACCGGCGACGCCATCCTCACCGACTACCCGCCCATGGGTGGCTCGGTGGGCGACCAGCTGACCGCCTCCGCCACCTTCCAGGCCGCGGGCACCCTGTCCCGCGCCACCTCGTAAGGGGTAACCCATGGCGATCAACTCCCTGGACGACATCCGGGCCATCGACGACCTCGAGGTCCGGGAGGTTGAAGTCCCGGCCTGGGGCGAGACCGTGCGCCTTAAGCAGCTATCGGCCGCCGACTTCGCCGACATGATCGACCGCGCCCAGCAGGAGAACGGCGAGCGGATCATGTTCCTGCTGGTGGCCTACTGCCTGGTGGACGAGCAGGGCGAGCGCATCGCCAGCGCCGACGACGTGGCCGTGCTGGCCGGCAAGAGCAAGGACGCCATCCAGACCATCTACGAGGCGGCCAACGAGCTCACCGGCCTGTTCCGGGGCGAGGCGGAAAAAAAAGACTCCGAGACGCTCCCGAGCTCCGATTCCTCTACTTCCTAGCCCGCGAGCTCGGCATGAGCGTGCGCCGGCTCAAGGCAGAGATGACGCTCAAGGAGCTGGCCGAGTGGCAGGCCTTCTATGCCCTCGAGTCCGAGGATCGGGAGCGGTCGCAGCGCAACCGCAGCGCCCTGGAGGGAGCGCAACAGGCCCGGGCCCAGGCCCGCGGAGGTAACTGATGGCGGTACCCGCCGGTAATGTCTATGTGAATTTGTCCGCCAATTCGGTGGATTTTAATCGTAAAATGAAGACGGCTGAGGAGTCGGTCAAGAGCTTCAAGGCCAAGTCCAACCGGGCCATGGCGCAGTTCCAGCGCAAGCTGCGCGACGTGCGCAAGGGCCTGTTCAGCTGGCAGGCCGCCGCCGGGGCCGCCGCCGGTGCCGCGGGCATGGGTCTGCTCATCGACCGCACGCTGGAATCCGCCCAGCAGCTGGACAAGTTCAGCAAGGCCACCGGCTTCGGCGTCGAGCGCGTCCAGGAACTGCAGTTCGCCGCGCAGCAGGCGGGTGTTCAGCAGGACCGGCTCCGCGATGCCCTGGGCGAGCTCTCCCAGCGTATGGGCGAGGCCGCTGCCGACGGCGGCGAGATGGCCGAGGGCTTCAAATCCGCGGGCATCGCCATCGACGGGCTGGCCAGCCGGCGGCCTGGCGAGGTGTTCGATCAGGTGGCCGACGCCATCGCCAACGCCGAGACCAAGAGCAAGGCCCTGAACATCGCGGTCAAGGTCTTCGGCGACGAGGCCGGACGGGAGATGGTTGCGGTCGCCCGGCGGGGCAGCGACGGCCTGGACGACATGGCCGCCAAGGCCCGCGAGCTCGGTCTGGTGCTCAGCCAGGAGACGGTCCAGGGCGGCGCCCAGGCCGCCCGCGAGCTGGACAAGCTCAAGCAGGTCCTGTCGGCACAGTTCACCAAGGCGGTGGCCGACCTCGGCCCGGACATCACCGAGTTCACCAGCCAGCTGGCCAACAACACCGACAAGATCAAAACCATGGCCGAGGCCATGCTGGAGCTGGCCCAGGCGACCGGAACCGTGGTCAGTACGGTGGTTGGCGGGACCCAAAGCATGGCGGTCGAGCTTGCCGAGGCCACTGGATCGAACATTGAGCGCAGCCCGGAAGTTAAAAGCCAGATCCAGGGGCGTCTGGAATCTCGCCTGCAGGAGCGCAGCCGACTGCAAGGTCTGCTGGCCAATCCCGGCGCCACCCCGGAGAACGTCCTCGGGGGCTACCGCGACCGCCTCAAGCAGATCAACCGGGAGATTCAGAACTACCGCGAGTTCTTGGGTCGGGCGGCCGAGAAGGAAAAGGAGGCCAAGCTCACATCCGGCGGCTCCGGTGGTGGGAATTTCGGCGGCCTTTTCGGAGCCGGCGCTGTCACCGACCCTACGGCCCCGGGCAACATCGACGTTACCGGCATCTTCGACATGCAGGCCGCCCGGGAGCGGGCCGATCAGTTCGACAAGATCTGGGCCAAGACGGTCCGCTCGCAGCAGGCCATGCAGGACGAGGTCGCCCGGGAGAACGCCGAGGCCTACCGCACGCTGGATCAGGAGTGGAACAAGGCGGTCCGGCAGCAGCAGGCCCTCGAGGACCAGAGCAAGGAGACCGCCGACGTCATGGCGGACGCCTTCGACGGCTGGGCCAACCGGTTCAGCAGCACCCTGACCGATACCATCTTCGACGCGGAGAAGGATCTCAAGGATTTCGCCAACACCATGGTCGAGACCTTCGCGCGGATGGGCACGCAGGCGTTCATCCAGCAGGGCATCCAGGGGCTGGCCTCGGGGATCGGTGCTGGCAGCTCCGGCGGGACAGGCCTGGGACAGGGCCCGGGCGGGTATTCCCTGGAAGGCTTCGCCGATGGCGGCTCGTTCACGGTCGGCAGCAGTTTCCCCTCGATCAACGCCGGCCGCGATAACCGCCTGGTAGCGTTCGCCGCCCGGGACGGCGAGCGGGTAAGTGTGACCCCCTCCGGGGGTGGTGGGGGTGCCCCTCAGATCAACCAGACCATCACGGTCCAGGGCAACGGCGACGTGGACCTCGCTGCGGTACGGGAGGCCGCGCGCCAGGGCGCCGAGGGCGGCTACCGCAAGGCCATTGATGACGCGCGTCGTGGTGGGCCCTTGAGAAAGGCGATGAACAGCTAATGGCCGTCAGCTATCCCGTCACCCTGCCGGACTACAAGCGCCAGGCCGCGATCACGCTGCGCCCGTCCTCGGTGGTGGCGGAGGCCCGCTCGCCGTTCTCGCTGAATGCCCAGCAGCACGTCCACCCGGGCCAGATCTGGCGCGCCGACGTGCAGCTGCCCACGCTTAACCGCGCCGATGCCGAGCCCTGGGTGGCCGCCTTGCTGTCGCTCAACGGCAAGGAGGGGACGTTCCTTGTCGGAGATCCGGCCGGGGCCTCCCCGCGGGGCTCGGTGGCCGGTACCCCGGTGGTGGACGGGGCGAGCCAGACCGGGTCGACCCTGGATACCCGCGGCTGGACCGCGAGCGAGAACGGGGTGCTGCTGGCCGGGGACTACATCCAGATCGGTACCGGTGCCAACGCCCGTCTGTACAAGACCCTAACCGACGCCGATGCGGACGGGTCCGGCAACGCCACCCTCGACATCTGGCCCAACCTGCGGGAGTCCCCCAGCGACGGCCAGGCCATCATCACCACCGACCCCGTTGGGGTGTTCCGCCTGGCCTCCAACGAGCGGCCCTGGTCCATCCGGCCGCCGACCCTCTACGAAATCGCGTTCACCGCGGTCGAGGCGATCTGATGGCCAACGAGCGCGACCTGACCGCCGGCGTCCAGAGCGACATCACCGCCGCCGTCGTCTACCCGGTGTTCTTCGTGGAGCTCGACTTCGACAGCGGCTCGCTGCGGGTGTGGTCCGGGATCGGCGACAAGGACTGGGACGGCAAGACCTGGTCCGGGGTGGGAGAGCTGCTCGGCCTCGACCAGGTGGAGGAGACGCAAGACATCCGGGCCGCGGGCACCTCGGTCCAGCTGACCGGGATCGACCCGGCCTTCATCGCCACCGCCCTGGGCGAGGATTTCCAGGGCCGGGCACACCGGCAATGGCTCGGCACCATGGACGCCGCCGGCACCATCACCACCGACCCTTACCTGATCTTCGAGGGCCGCATGGATCGCATGCCGGTCAGCGAGGACGGCGACAGCGCCTCCATCGGCGTGCAATCGGAGTCCCGCCTGGTGGACCTCACCCGGCCGCGGGTGCGCCGCTTCACCGACGAGGACCAGAAGGAGCAATACCCGAACGACCGCGGCCTGGAGTTCGTGGCCAAGATCCAGGACAAGCCCCTTCGGTGGGGTCGCAGTGGCGGGTAGACGCGAAGACTGGCCATCCGTGCTTGCCGACGCCATCAAGGCCGCCTCCGGGCGGCCTTTTTCGTGGGGTGAGCACGACTGCTTCCTCTGGGCCAGCGGGGTGGTGGCGGCCATGACCGGCACCGACCCGGCCGCTTCCGTGCGCGGGCGTTATGCCTCGCGCCGGGGGGCGGTGCGGGTGGTGCGCGAGCTTGGCTGCAGCGACTTCCTGGGGGTCTTCCGCCAGCTGCTGACCGGGTTCGATGAGATCGACCCGTTCCGGGCCCGGCGCGGCGACCTGGTGGCCGTGCCCCAAGGGGGCGACGCGGCCATGGGGATATGCAACGGGGACGTGGTGGTGGCTCCCGGTAGTGAGGGGCTGAGCCGCGTCGGTCTGGATCGGGCGATTACCGCCTGGAGGGTGGCGTGAGCAAGGTCGTTGATAACTTACGGGAGTCGCCGGTCCAGACCCTGGTGGGCCTCGGTCAGGTCGTCGTCGGGTTTTCCACGGGCAACTATTACCTGGTTGCCTCCGGCGGCGCCACGCTGTTCTCGGCTTCCCAGCCCACGCCCGATGCCGACGGCAGCCTGCCGGACGGCCGTGAGCTGCGCAGCCGCACCGACCCCACCGCCTCGCGCCCGGTCGTCTACGGCACGGTGCGCAAGGGCGGCACGGTCGTCTACCAGGCCACGAGCGGGGACGACAACAAGTACCTGCACCTGGTGATCGCCCTGGCAGGCCACGAGGTGAACGCCATCCGCGACGTGCGCCTCAACGACTTCGTCTATGAGCGCCACCATGTCTACATTGCGA